CCACCCTTTTGCACATTTTTTGCCATTTTAAACGTAACGTAACGTAACTGATAAGTATATGTAACAAAATTTCTTTAAGCCATTTTTAAATATATTTTTGATGTGCGTTATGACACGTTGCTTATCACAACTATTTCACTCGATTCTCTCACTTTATTTTCAAGTTCGTTGATAATAATATTTTTCTCGTCTAGTATCGCCTGTTGTTCGTCAATAAGTGCTTTTAGTCGCTGGTTTTCTTTCAGTGCAATTCCATATAGATCTTTCAAATTTTTAAACTGCTCCAATTGCTTCTGTTGCTTTTCCAATAGTTCAACCACTTCTGGCATGCTAAGTTCACGTGGACCTTTTCCTCCTTCTTCTTGAAATACTATTTTCAATTGTGAAGATTGTGCGAGTTGTTGTTTTTGCACTTGTTGCGTCTGAATATTTTTCATCATTTGTTTTTTCCTCTCTTCAAACTCACCGATCTGTTTCAAAACATCCGGTTTTAATTTTATATCACCCGGTTCGTATGCAGCCAGCTTATTTTCCAAATCTTCGGTAAAAAATTTAAGGATTTTATCATCTTTAATAAAGTCCCCCGGTGTTTTTGAACTATATTTTGCATACTGGCTATCTGGGTGCCCAACTATGTCAATATTATCTAAAAGAATCCTCTTATCCATCGTATTATGCGAATGCGAAAAAACCAATATCGTTTTCAGCGGATCGAGTTGCACAAATGGTATCGTATATCCTTTTAAAAATTCACGCTCTTCCGCCAAACAAGCATCTTCATTATAGCGCGTCTGTTTCAATAACTGCCGCTTAAATGCAAATGTTCCCGCAGTAGCGTGGTCTTTTCCATATGGCCCAAATTGCACCATACGTTTTCTATCATTGAAATAAATATACATCTCACTCGAACCGGCACACAATGCGGCGGGATGTGTAGTAAGCATATTTACCGCATGCGATACGCGGTCAGGAGGATAGTAGTCGTCGTCATCCATGTAAACTATAATATCTCCCTTGGATTTGTCATGCATGATGTTTCTTTTTTTGCCAAGCGTCATTTTTGTATTATATCTGAAATATTTTACACTCGGATGCCCTCTTACCAAATCCTCTACGGAGTCCGTTCCATCGTCTATGATAATCCATTCCATCCTATCTTTGGGATAGTCTTGGCTATCAAAACACGAAATCATCGTTTCAATAAATGGTCGACGATTGAATGTAGGCGTGCATACGCTAACAAATGGTGGATTGTTGTTACGCAAATTTTTATTATGTTTGGCCATTTTAATAATTAATAATAATATTATATTTTTAATTATATTTTATCCTTAATACTATTTTTTGTTTCAAGGTTATTTTTACTAATATTCTAGTTCTATCCTATCCTATCCTATCCTACCACAAGTTACTTAGAACTTTGATTTTGCCAGTATTGCATCGCAATACTAGCTACAACTATAACCGCAACACCTCCACATCCGTATGGACCCAAGTCTTCATAACTATAGAAACATATTAAAATATAAAAAGCAATTAACATATACGTTTTGAGACTATTAAAAATATCACCCCATCTGGTGCCTTCATTTCTTGGTCTATTATTAACCCACGGATAAAGAAAGAATACATAAAATGTTTGAAGTCCCATATATACCCCGCACCCCATCGCTACAAACATTCCAATCGTAAAACTAAATATAATCCCCCACCAAATATGTTCTTGTATAATTCCAAATATAAAAGTAAAAGCGGCAGTTATTATAAACATTACAGGAATAAGAAACTGCAATGCAATAAACGGAAATAATACGAATGCTATAATTTTTCTTGGAAAACTATCTTTCAGTTCATTCCATGAATCATGAGCATTATTCTTTGGCGGAGCAACACTGATAATATCCAATAAATCGCGTAATGTTTTTCTTCCACCTTTTGCAAGGCCGCTATAAACTGCTTGAAATAAATACTGAACAAATGCTCCAAAAAAATTTGCTGCGTATTTATTCGTTTTATTATTTGCTTCTCCTTCTTTTGACAACCACGGAAAATATATTGTGGAAATTTGTCGATCTTTTATTTTGCTTATACTTCCTGGTCTATCATCTGTATCTATAGATCTATCACTTAAATCATATGGAAATCCATATTTATACCATGATTCGGAGGTAGGGTCATCTGAGTATGGAAGTTTAAACTCATCTATAGGAAGAATATAGTCCAAATTTTCTTTCGACTCGCTACATAAATATAAGTAGTTCGTTGCAAATGCTCCCCATATATATACAAATAACACTGATAATAAAGCATGAAGACAAAAAACTAAAATACTACCCGAGTCAAGTTGCGAGCTTGCATCAGTTGTAGTATTTGAGTCTTGCTTGCCTGTAGCACTTGTACCACTTGTAGCACCTGTAGGGCTTGTGGTAGGGCTAGGGGTAGGGCTAGGGGTTTTATCGCTGTCAGATGAACCAAAAATATTTGACTTTGGATTCTCTTCTTTGTTGCTTCCAGAGGGAGTAAAACTTTCAACTACTTTTTCGTTATCTGTAACATCCTTTTTTTTTGATACTTTTTTATTTTTTAATCTTTTAATATTTGAATTATTGAAATATGTTGTTGACATGTAATATAATATACAATATAATATGTATTAATAATATAATATATTATAACATTTTTATATTATTGAATCTAAAGGTTATAATAATCATATCATATTAAACCAATCGAAAAGGGTATCATGCTTAGTTTTTTCGCAAAGCACGCAATTAGCTCATTGCATGTATAGACCCCCACACGGGCTTTTACCTCGCATACATGAGACCCGCATTCCCTGACATGAATGTAATAACGTTGAAACGCTCTTCTAAAATTACTAAATTGTAGTTATATTCGTAGATGCGCCACATCGGTTTATTCACACCAATCGGAATTTGTGTATTTGTAACAGGGTCAACTGCGGTATCACAAATCGTCAAAAACTGCGTATCCGGATTGTTTTTCGGGTAATATGTAGTAAATTCAAACTGCACATTCGAAAACTTGCTCGTATTTAGTGCACCGGATGGCTGTAGATTAAATGGATTTGTATCAATGCAAAAATTGTAACAATATAACCCATCGGGTCCGTTCCCTTTTGTTCGCGCATATTTTTCAACATAGTTATATACACCAGAATCCAGTGTATTTTCGCGATATTTTCCATCCAATAGAATCGACAAATTCATCAATATATCGCGCTGGTTTTCTACATTAAATGGTGGCGTAATATAAAACGGATTTGCCCCAGAAGTCACCGGATTATATCCCGGTGCAAAACCGGCGCCATATGGTGGTAAACCGCAACCAAATGAAGTATATCCTACATTATCTATAATTGCTTGCGCCGGCGATGCGGGAGCAGGTATAACATTATGCGGCAAATAGTTATACGGCCAATTCGTATAATTACTCCACTGATTGCGCAGGTTGATATCACTTCGCTGAAAAAAGAACATCCAGCTACTTACCATCCCTATCGTATTTTCTAGCCACACACGCTGTGTCCCCGTTACATTATCGAAATTCCACTCATATGCCGACTTGATTAAATATTTTTGCTCATTTCGCGCAAATAAATTCGCCTCTTCATTGGATAGAAATCCGTATGTGCTGATCAAGTGTATATCTGCATTCCAAAGAGTATTTGAAGGATTGCTATATGTGCTTGCATCTAATGATACACTTGGAGGTGTCTGTAAAAAACGATATAACTGCATATACTCTTTAGAATAATTGGGGCGGACATTGGGGTAGTTATTTGCAACATCCATAACATCACGTATCGTATAAAGGTCTTGAATGGGTCGCATCACGACATCTATTTTTAGCTCATTATATTGTAGCGCAGTCAATGGGAACGCCATTTTACTTGTTAACGTAAACCACGCATTTATAGGAATATATAGTTTACGACTTCTTATAGATGGCTCGGCGCCCTGCGATAGTGTAGTATAATATGCGTTGGGATATGCATTCATACGACTTCCGGAATTTCCCGGGTCGTTTAATTCAGGCACATTTCCCGTCATTTCATCATATAATTTTTTCTTATCATCTGGAAAATCGCGCTGAACAAGTGCAAGCAAGTATTTGCCCGTTAATACTTGCAATGTTTGCCCGCCGACAGATATCACAACCTCTTTAATCATCTGTGTCCCTAAATTCTCAATCCACTTGAATTCGTATGGTGCCCAGTTTTCGGCACAACTACTTGGTGGCCAAATTGGGCTCCATATTGAGGGCATTGTTACAACCAAATACGTATCCATCAAGAGATCAGCATAGCGCGGAATTTTAAATGTAAACGTTGAATCTGTGGATAGTTTCAGCGACGATGTCCCAAAAAAGTCAAGTCGATACTTTTGCATTCCAAAATTCGTATATTTTGCATAGGTTGATTTAAAAAATGTTTTTGTAGGGTTTCCATTTAATATAACGTTTTGATTTCCATAAGATACAAGATTTAGCAATCCGCCAGCCATTTATATAATATATATTTAATATATTTAATATATATTATAGTTATAATTATATAGTAAATTATATAGTAAATTATATATTATATATATTAAATTACAACACACATACACGATACCAGATAAACAACACCCAATCAACAACAAACTACAAACAAATGCCAGAAACAACAACAACCCCGTTATCACAACCTCTTATTAACATACTTAAAGCTGCACGAGACTTTAAAGTTGAAAATATTAAAAATATAGGTGAATCATCCGTGGCAATCCACTGGTTTGGTATATCATTTGTCATTGTTATTTTACTTTGGGTCATTACATACATTACCGCCAAATTAAACTTGGATAATACAAACTGCGCCATTATATCGAAGTCCAATCCAAAATTAACACAAATTACTCCTTTAAGTAATAAATTATCTGTGCCAGAATATACCGGCAAAAATATACGCGATTTTTATATCAAAACCGCCTACAACTGCTGTGCTTCGGGTAATTTCAAAAGTGACTATGTTTCAATGTGCGCCCTTTATAATGTGATTACACAAGGTTGCCGTTGTCTTGATTTCGAAATTTATTGTTTAAATGATACGCCGGTTGTCGCTGTATCTTCAATTGATCAAGTCGGTGTAAAACAAAGTTATAACTTTTTAAATGTATCCGATGTATTCGCCGAAATAAATAAATATGCCTTCAGCGGAAATACTATGCCAAGTATAATCGATGGTGAGAAACTACAACGTTTTTGCCCGAATCCAACCGATCCCTTGTTTTTACATTTTCGTCTTAAAACAAACAATGTGGGAGTCATCAACCAGCTTGCCGCAATTATCGCAAAAACATTCGAATCGAAATTATTACCGATCCAATTTATGCGCGAAGCAAATGGAAAAAATATGACAAAGACGCCCATTAAAGATTTGGTTGACAATATAAACGGAAAAGTAGTTATTATGGTCGAGAAAAATAGCAACACGGGAAGTATGCCTATTTTATACCAGTCGGCCAATATGTGGGAACTTACAAATATTACGACGAATTCGGTTTATATTCACGAAAAGCGTTTTACCGATATTAAGAACACCAATTCGCCAAAAGAAATTGTAGATTTTAATCGTCAGAATATGAC